AGGCACAAGAACTGCAAGCAGAGATCGAATCCGTCAAATCTTGCGGGAAAGCCCCCTCAGACGAGACGTATCGTCAACTGGTAGGACAGAAGTCGAGCCTCGATGCGGAGCTATCGATGGTGAAGGCGAGCATTACGGCTGTCAACAAGCCGGCATCCGAAGCGAAGAAGAAGCCGAAGAAGCTGAGTGCGAACGAGAAACGTTTGGCGCGGTCAGCCGATCTGAAAAAGATCTGCGAGGCAACGGGAACGACGCCCCTGGACTTGTTGCTCATGCTCAAGTCTGCGGACGTGTTATCGACTGCGGGAGCCTCGATGATCCTCAAAGATGCGGGCTACGCCAACACGGCTGTACGGGAAGAGAATACCGGAAGCCACGTCGAAGGGAATACGACGCAGACATTGAAGAGTCCATCAGCAAGCAGCAATGCCTCTACGGGGACCCAGAAAAGTTCTACGTGCACCCAGAAACTGGAATCCAGCAGCTCACCCGGAGTCTCGAGTACCACTGCGAGCGGTACAGCGAAGCAGAAGCGAAGTGCGAAGAACCCGACGAGCGCGAGTTCCGACTAGTGCTCGGCAGGGTGGTCGAGGATTTCCGTCCGGCTCAGGTGGAGCAACGGGATCCATGGCAGTGGCTTGACCAACTGACAGTCTACAACATCGGAGGAGTGGTCGACATGGGATCCAGCCCTGGCTGGCCATGGCGGAGGTTTGGTGCGACGAACAAGGACATTTTTGGCTGGGATGGGGTGCGGGCGGATCGGAGTAAGTTCGAGCAGGTGATTTCGTCTGTTCGTTCTAGGCTCCAGACCCTGCTAACCGAACCGGAAGCCGATCCGATCTATGTGTTCGTCAAGCCTGAACCACACAAGGTGACCAAGAGGGACAAGAACGCTTGGAGACTCATCTCCGGGTGCGGCCTTACGGACGCGCTCGTGGATAGGTCTCTTTACGGGAACCTGCTCGACAACATGATCAGGAAGTTCCGCGAGGTTCCATCAAAGGGTGGTTGGACCCCCCAAATGGGCGGCTATCGGCTGGTGCAGCAGCGGTTTCGACATCCGCTAGCAATCGATAAGGGAGCCTGGGATTGGACGGTGCAGCGTTGGTGTGCAGACCTGGTCTACGAGTTTATTCTCGCAGTCGTGCCTGTACACACGCCGGAATGGAGGAGAATGCTCGGTAACAGGCTGAAGGCGCTTTACA